CTATCATGTCAGGAACATGGACCAGTCAAAATAAAATTCTACCGGGAGCTTATGTTAATTTTCTTACGAATACTCCCTTATCAATTACACCAGGGGATAGAGGTGTAGCAGTATTATTACAGGAAATGAGTGTAGGAGCCGCTGGAGATATGTATACGATAACAGCGAAGACAAATAATTATCCAAGTGGAGTAACTACAGCAGACAAGCTGCTCGTTAGCGAAGCACTAAAAGGAGCCAAGACGGTAGTCGTATATAATCTGGGTACCAGCCATACGGCAGCAGTTATAACAACAGCATTGGAGGCTCTAAAAACAGTACAATTTAATACACTGTGTTATCCATACGATGGATCAGAATTTACGGCAAATAAATTAAGCATCGTCACATGGATAGAAGATCTCCGTAAAGAGGAAGGAATTAAAGCGCAGGTTGTATTGGCTAATAATGCGGCTGACAAGGAAAGCGTCATTAATGTAACCAATGGTGTTGTATTATCAAATGGAACAGTATTGACCGCAGCTCAGGCTACTGCTTGGGTGGCAGGTGTTACAGCAGGGGCAAATATCTATCAGTCAAATACCGGCAAAATCTACCCGGATGCTGTTGATGTATCACCCAGGATGACGAAGACAGAAATGGAAGCAGCGATTACCGCAGGAAAATTTATTTTTAAAGTGGATAGTGCTCAGAATGTTAGTGCGGTATATGATATTAACTCATTAATTACTACGACCGTTGAGAAGAGTGAAGTATTTAAAAAGAACAGAGTGATTCGTACTATTGATGGAATTAATAACGATATCGTTGCTATATTTGAATCAAACTTCATTGGTAAAGTAAATAATAATGCAGATGGAAGATCGATTCTCCGCTCATACTTAATAGATTATTTCAATGAACTGCAAATGTTATCAGCTATTCAAAATTTCAATACAGAAGATGTTATAGTAACAGCAGGAAACAATAGTGATGCAGTGATTATTGATTGCTACATTCAACCAGTAGACAGTGTAGAGAAAATCTATATTACAGTCAATTTAGTATAATAGGAGGGAATAGAACATGGCTTATACGAAATTAGCAGATACCATATCCGCTCAAGAAGGAACGGCATATATAACACTAGATGGTGTTACCAGAGAATTATTCGAGATTTCTAGCTTAAGAGCGCAGCTTGACTTAGTAGTTCAGGAAAGAAGAATGCTTGGTAGCAGAATGACACAGCACAAGGTAACAGGTGTAACAGGTTCCGGATCAGCAACTTTATATTTTATGAACAGTGAGCAATTAAACCAGACCATTAATTATATTAAGAACGGAACGCGTGGCAATATTACCTTATTGGTTACAAATAATGATCCGCAATCTTCCGTCGGAGAACAGAAAGTAAAATTGAGTAATGTTATTTTCAATACTATTCCGGTTGCTGTATTAGAAGAATCGGATGATCCAGTTACATTTGACAGTGATTTCACATTCGATGGAATCGAGAACGAGAATTCGTTTGTTTTACCGGAATATATTAAAACAATATAATACATAAAGGGAGCCTTGTGCTCCCTTTTTAAAGGAGGAAAAGTATGGGATCATTAAATGCATTTTTGCATCCAATTCAAGTAGAGAATAAAGAAGTTATAGTTTCAAAAAGATTTATTGAGGGTGGGAAACCAATACCTTTTATCGTTCGCCCGATCACTCAAGAAGAGAACAAGTACTTAATCAAGAAATACACAAAGAAGGATAAAAAGGGCGCTGACACGTTCGACAGAGCGGAGTATGTACAGGCGATGACAGCAAGCGCCGTTGTATTTCCAGATCTTACGAATGCAGAGCTGCAGAAGGCATATGGGGTATTAGGTGAATCTACCTTACTCCAAAAGATGCTTTATGTTGGTGAATATGCTGAATTAGCACAGGCAGTTCAAGAGATCAGTGGTCTTGATAAGAACATTAATGAGGACATTGAAGAAGCAAAAAACTAATACGGCAAGGTGATGCTGAGATTAATCTGACTCACTTTGCCTTACAGAAGCTCCATATCCTGCCGTCCGTGCTAGATGCAATGGACGACAGGGAAAGAGCTTTTATCTATGCCAGTATCCAGTTAAGGGCAGAAGAAGAAAAAAAGGCATCAAATAAAGCAAAAATGAAAGGAGGTAGAAGAAGGTAATGGTAAATATAGATATAGGTATAGATCAACTAAAAAGTTTATCGATTGCTGAAACGGAAATTAATAATAACATAAAAAATATAACAAACTTATCATCTGTTATTAAAACATGTACTAGTAACTATACAGATTTTACTACCAATATCACTGATTTATCAAATCACTTTACAGATTTGTCAACTAATTTTAATGATTTTTCTACAAACCTAAATAATATCACAAATAACACAGCAGATCTATCTACTACGAATAATTTATTTATTAATATGGGTAATTCCGTTGAACTAATGAACGATAAACTTAAAGCGACAGATACCAGTACGGAAAAAGCAAGTTCTGGATTAGGGAAATTAGTTAAATCAGCTTTAAGCTTGGGTAATATATCTAAGGGAATGGATATGGTTGATAAATATATTAACACAGGCAATGGCCTTTCTAGAGTTAATGATGGATTGCAAACACAGATGGAACTACAAAATAAAGTCAACGCAGCCGCTAATAGATCAAGTATATCATATAGTGATATGGCCGATGCTGTTTCCAACGTGGGTTCATTGGGTACATTTAAATCTTCAAATGACCAAGCGATAGCTTTTACAGAATTAATGCAAAAAACACTAAAAGTAGAAGGTTCAGATAAAACCGTTACGAATGTAGCGGATTCAATGTCAGATGGAGTTCTTAAAGGGGATGAATTCAGTTCTCTTATCTCAAGTGCTCCGATGATTGGAGAAGCGCTATCAACGAGTACTGGTAAATCAAGTAAGCAACTTCAGGAAATGGCTGAGCAGGGTGCAATTACAGCCGACTTACTAAAGACTGCCATGTTTGCTGCTAGTGATGAAATAAATACTGAATTTGATAATCAGCCTAAAACTTTTTCCGATATATGGACAAAAATTACTAATAGTGCGATGAATGCCCTAAATCCTTTGATGCAACTGGTAAGTGATGTCTTAAATAGCCCAGGTATTCAAGCAGCAATTAATGTAATTATTTCTTTGTTAGGATTAGTTTCACAGGCAGTTAACTCACTAATAGGTTTTATTGTAGATAATTGGGCAATTATACAGCCTATTTTAATAGCTGCAGGTATATTTCTTGCTTATCTAGGTGCAGTCGCTTTCGCAGGTTTCATGCAAGCGGCTGTAGCTGAATTGGCAGCATTAGCACCATTGTTAGTGATTATAGCTATTATAGCAGCAATTATTTATGTGCTACAGTTTTTGGGGGTGTCATTCGAGGACATTTTTGGATTTATCGGTGGAGTAGTTGGTGTTGCCATAGCAGGGATATGGAATCTGTTTTTGGGTTTATTTGAATTTGTTCTTGGTATTATTAATTCTTTAATAAATCCATTTGTAAATATAGCAAATTTTGTTGGGAATATATTTACAAGTCCCATATCATCTATAATTTATCTGTTTCAAGGTTTGGCGGACAATGTTTTAGGTGTAATTGAATCTATTGCTTCCGCTCTTGATTTTGTATTTGGGACAAAAATGGCAGAAACCGTATCTGGATGGCGGTCAGGTATTAAAGATATGGCGGATGCAGCAGTTAAAGAATACGCACCTGATGAGGATTACCAGAAGGTAATGGATAACATGAACTTGAGTACGGACAGTTTGGGACTGGATAGGATGGATTATAGTGATACATTCGGTTTAGGTAAGGGTATGGGAAAGAAGGCTTATAGCGGTTTAGAAGGGGCCTTGGGATCTATGTCAAATTCTGATCCAGGAATTGATTTAAGTGGTTTCACCCCAACTAACGAGCCCAGCCCAGCCACTGACCCAATTCCGGTAGAAGGTACAGGACCAAATGGCACTGTTGCAGTAGATATGGAAGATGAGGACCTGGGATACCTCAGAGATATGGCTGAGAGAGATTACATTGCCAACGTTGCAAGCAATACACTTGCGCCAAATATATCCGTTAGCTTTGGGGATGTTCATGAGACGGCTGATGTTGACCAGATGTTTGGAAGAATTCGGACAATATTGAGAGAACAAATTGCTATAGCGCCAGAGGGGGTATATTAATGAGTGATTATGCAATCTTTTTTGACAAGGATAACGTTACCTATCGGCTGCCGGTTAATCCC